GTTATCAGTTACCACCTGGCTCTGGAAGCCTCCTTGAAAGGGAATGGAATTCTGTTATCATACAGTGAGCTTAGAAAGATCACAAACAGTATATATAACAGAGATATCCAAATGCTACAATCAACGTCTAACTATCCTCCTTCTACGATCCCTTAGTGTCAACTAGGACACGATTTCAGGTTAAGGATCGGGAGGGAAAAGCATCATTTTATTTAAAAACGGGGTGTATAAGAAATGATTAATAGAGGGTTTAACATGTTTGGCTTATTCCTAAACATATTAACCTTCTGAGTTGATTTTAGTATATGGTCGGCGTCTTAAAATGTTGAAAATGCGAGTGTCACAAATATCAAAAAACCTAGCAGTCTGATTCAATTATATCATTTTTGGTTATTGAATTTTTTCAGCTTAAGGAAGATTAACGGCATAATAGACTTGTCCAGTTCTTTACATTAACCATAATGTATAAAGTCCTATACCGAGCGCACAATTAACGGAGCTTTCATATTCATAATCAGTGGAAGAAAATTAGAATTTATAATTAGAGAAAGCAGCGTTTGAGACCAGTTTTTTAAAGCTATTCTTAGCTCTGTTTAGATCGAAGGAATACTTATGATTCCTCAAATGTATGTGGTAAAGTTATTACAATATCTTTGAATGTTTTTCCGATTTTAAACCTATAAGCATAGCCTAAATAATCTTCATAGGTTTAGAGTGAAACTAAGCAAGAGCCCTGGTATAATACATCTTTATACAAACAGCTTTAGTCATATCTCTCATGGCGACAACCCTGTCACCATCTCGGAATATCCACTTGGATAGAAAACCACTACAAATATCATCTCGAATCTAAATAGATTTTATGATAATGCCCAAAAATGATTCTTAATTCTTACCTCTAGATGTCATGGAAAGATAAGTATCAGCATATTATTGAGATAGATGAGGAGGAATAGCTGAATGTTTATCATCTCCTCCAACAAAAATCATATGGGTCTTAGGCACAAAGTCTGCACCATGAAAAGTCTAATACTATTCCCAAGGTCTTTCGATTCCCATACTACGAAGGACAACAAAGCTATCTATCAAATTAGCAATCGTGTTAAAATCAGTAGTCATTACAGAAAATCCAGAGAGAACTTTATCATGAAGAGGAATAGCTAAGTAATCGTCTTAAATTCGCATTTTTGCATCAACATAATTTTGATAGACTCTATGATAACTTTTACGAAATTGAGTCATAATTTAGACGGGCCAATCAGGACCTCTTACTTGCTTAATAGGTACAAACATTGTAGTATCATAATTAACAGCCACAGATAACAACAGTTTAGCGAACTAATCAGGGTTAAGCGTAGAACCGTTGAATTAAAGAAAGCTTTGGAAGTGACAACCTAAAATTTAAGTTAACATGGTCATCATACAAATCATGACTATCCTCAAGCGACCCAAATGTTGATTTGAATCCCACTGAGAACCATCAGTCATTATATGCCTCCATGACTTAGGAATCCATTACATTCTTTTTTCTAATAAACCTTTTTAAAAAGCTTGCACAAAGCCTGGAACATTACGTTTAAACATTCTGTTCAGATATTTCATCATTGGAATCATAATGCCACATGCTTAATCAGATCCAACTTGAACACCTCTTGCCTTCTAATCAGATTATAGAAATTCATTCTGTGAAGCTGTGAATAGCAGCTTTTATTTTGAGCACTGATGCTGTTCGCCTTACTTGAGCATGGTCATAAAGCAGCCTACGACTTACTTCATATCGCCTGTGAGCTGACTCTTTATAACTCTTTTGTACTTGAGTTTCTTACCTAAATTGAACTTGTCATGATCATCAATGTCTTTATAAACATCAAAGGTTTAGAAATCTTTCCACTACTCTCGTTGGCTTCTGCAGCGCTTCATCATCCAGTCAAAAAACTCTTTGGTAACCTGGGCGTACACTTTCATACCATCTTTGGTCATTTTAGTCCCAGCTCCCAAAAGTCGCTAAAATACTGAATACACCATATTATGGAATGACTCAGTAGCAAATTCATATGTAGCAGTAGCGACATCCCCTGCAATAGCTGCAAATCCATACAGACTAACTTTACGGCTAAAGGGGTGAAAATCGACATATTACTGGCGTTTCTTATCAAAGAAAACAGGCTTGGTGTACTTTACAAGCATTGCATTAACAC